CATTGCTGTCTTTGATCTTGCCAGCCAGAACAGCCAACGCAATCTCAGCGACCTTTTCGCCGTAATAGTTTCCTCTTTCCTCTTTCGCGATAGCGAAAGCGGCGGCAAATTTTGGGTCATCTTTAGTCCAACGCCATATGGTCGCCCAATCAGGCATGTCATCATCGCGGCAGACGCTTGCATGACTGCGCCCTTCGCTAATGCGTTGCAGGAAGTTTTTTACAACTTCCGGCGTTTTTTTAGATTTTGCCATGAGAAACCTCTCGAGAACCCGCAAGTCATTCATTATGTTCGATAAATAACCAACGGAGAGCGAAATGACTGATATTAAATTTACTAACCCACACGAAGAATATTGCTTTAACAATGCAGCTTATTTTACCGCATGTCGCGGCAACCGCATCCAGCAAACCTTCAAGCGTATAGAGTTCGACAGCTTTAATGCTGCCGTTAATTATGGCCGCCAGCAAAACGATGGCCGCACTATGATTTATGCAGTAACAGCGCAAGGACGCGATGCGCATATTTGCAACGCTTAGTCGGCGTCCTCGTCTGCATCAGGAACATTGACTTCAACAAGGCCGCATTCATTTGCGGCCTTTTTGCCATCGCCCTTTACAAATACCAAAACATTTTGATGTGTCTTGCCTAGCTTGCGACTTGCCGCAAACTGGCGCCCTGCCCTTACTGGCAGCGATCCAACCGCAGTGACTAGGATAGCTTCATTATAGTAATGCAAGCCAGCCTGTCGGAAAGCCTCAATGGTATCGCCGACAAAATTGTAATAATTACCAGCCTTATCCCTAACTTCGCCAACAACAAAGCAAGCAAAGCGGTTATCCTTTAACAGCTTGCAACTTTCGTTGATGATGTCGAAATAGGCCTGTTTGAACTCATTATAACCAAGCGTTGATAGATCAGCCGGATTATCGCTATAAACTTCCAAGTCAGCATATGGCGGGCAGCTATATATCAGGTCAGCTTGTATGCCTTCAGCAAGCTTGCCAATATTGCGGCTGTCGCCTGTGTGCCATACTGGCATCGGATCATCGCAAATATCATCGCCTTGCTGCCGGTTTGCTTCAACCTGTTCGGCGCGTAACTCTATCCCAACATATTGTCGGCCAAGCTTAGAGGCAACAACGCCCCTAACGGAACCGCCTGCAAATGGGTCTAAAATGACCCCATCTTTAGGGCTGAACCAGCTATAACCAAGTTCGCAAAGAACAGGGTCAAAAATGCTTGTGGCGTTCATATCGTCAGGCTTGCCGCCCATTAAAGCGTTCAGCCTGTCTTGACCGCCGTAGGTCTTGCCAAGCATAGATTCAGGCATAGCCCTGCCATGTCCATCGCCTATAGCCTTGCTCTTGCTGTAATCTGTTGCAGGCCTTGCGCTTCCGCTTGGCGCAGCGTTATCACCGCGCCCTAGTTCGCTCTTGATGCCTAATGCCAGCCAGCCGCGCTTGCGGTTTTGCCACCAGCCTTCGCGAGCTGACATGACGCTGAATGGCGGTACACCAAAGCGATCCGATAGCGAGCCTTTGACAGCCGTATCAGTGACTTCATTTTCATCGTTATGGTCAAGAAGCGCATCTATCTCCGCAGGGTCAAAGCCTATCAGATCAATATCAAAACCTTCGCCCAAAAGATCGTTGACTTCGATCTTTAGCATTTCCTCATCCCAACCAGCGTTCAGCGCCAGCTTGTTGTCAGCTATGACATAAGCGCGCTTCTGCGCATCAGTTAAGCCTGTCAGCGTTATTGTTGGCACCTTATCTTCGCCAAGCCGCTGCGCAGCTTGTAGGCGCCCATGACCGGCGATGATGCTTTTGTCCTCATCAATCAGGATAGGGTTTGTCCAGCCAAATTCCTTAATAGAGGCGGCAACCTGTGCCACTTGCTCATCGGAATGCGTCCGGCTGTTTCTGGCGTATGGCGTCAGCGCTGTAACGCCATGCCATACCACATCGAGGTCTCGCATCGAGTTGTCTCATTTATATTTTAGGGAATAATTTTATTCTGCCTAGACCATATCACCTTCCGCCCCCACTTGCAAGCATATGCGCATATATGAGCGATTTATTGTTGATTATCCAAATTAATGCGCATAATATGCCTCAGAGTAATAAAACAGGAGGTTGATATGAATAACGACACAAAAGGCTTTTTTATTGAACTTGCGCTGTTTGGCGGTGTGCTTTGCCCGATTGCGATCAGCATGATTGGCGGCAAAGATAGCTATTTTTGGCAAGCGTTTGCTTGGCTGATTAGCTAGTGCCTGCGCTGCTAAAGCTTTACAGACACGCCGATATAGGTTGGGAAACCGTTGCAGAATGCGAAAGCTGCGTTGAGCGCTTTGGCGAACTGCGCGGCTGCCTTGACTGCGATGGGCGCGGCTGGCGCCAATTAACAGAAGATGAGGAGATTGAACATGAATGCGGGCGAAATGCTGCATGATTTGCAGCGATTACTGAAAGACAGGGCTGTTGCCCTTAAAGAAACGCCCAACGGCAGGGCTGCCGTTGTTGATGCTGAGATAATAGGTCAGCACGGTTTGAGCTGGTTTGAAGGCGATCCAGAAGCAGGCAGCGAGCGTTTGAGCGATTTTATTGCCGAAGCCCGCGATCTGATAGACAAGGTTCAGCCATTAGTTGATGATGCTGATAAGCTTGGCGCCGCATGGGTTGACGGTATTTGCGATATAGAAGCTGGATATGCTGATTATAAAGGTAAAGGCAAAACCATATTGGAACGCCTTGACCAAAAAGAATTGGTCAGACATGCAATGAATGGTGGAACGCAATGGGGCTTGGCTAATAACATCAGAAAACAGGTTGATGAAATACATAAGCAAGACAGCAACGAAAATGCGCGTTATGCAGAAAACTTGCTAAAGACAGCCGGCGAAAGGTTTAAAGCCAAATCATAGCAGAATGGGGTTTGAAGAAACTTGAACCCAAAACTAGCGGCTGTGAATTTTTGTGAACGCATCGTCTAGATCATCAAGACAAAGCCTTAATATCTCCGGCGCAGCCTTTGGGTTGCGCCCTTTTTGTCTAGCCCAATCCGCAGCGCTTCGATCATGCAGCACAACTTCTTCCACGCAGCTATAGCTTTCCCTGCCCATGCGCCGCGCTATCTTGTTAAAGTCAGCAAAAGCATCAGATGCGCGCTCTGTCATCTCTGCGCTGCCGCCTTTGGGCATCCCTTCCATGCTGCCGGTCATCTTCTGCGCGCGGCCTGCGGCGCGATATAGCGCCAACAGCCTTGTCGCGGCTGCGTACTGGTACGGCTGGATGTGCTTATGCTTCAGATAATAATCAATCCAAAGTTGGTCAGTGACGCGGATACGCTTTTTGCCGGCCTGTCTGGTTTCGATCTCCTCTATCGAATGTTTTGCTAAAAACTCAGGTGTCGGCAAAAGCACATCGTTATCAGGCATCAAACCATCCTTTCTGCTTTGCCAGCGAAATAATATCTGGCCGGCTTTTTTCATAGTAATTTGGCATCGCGTTATATTTGGACAAAAACTCATCTTTCGTTGATGGGAACCAGCGTTGGCTGATTCCGAAGTTTTCGTGCTTTGGGGTTGTGGCTAGTTCAACATCTTCCCAACGCCCTTGATTTAACCATGTGACAGGATGGCAAATATATTTTGCATCGGTTTGTTCGCTTTTAACCTTTGCGCTATAGGCCTTGATGCCTTCCAGCAACATATCTGCATCGGTATCCTTTAGCGCTGTCTTGTAAGCGCGAAGGGCTGCTTTCTTGCCTATCTTTTTGGGGGCTTCATCCCACCACTTTGAAAACGAAATGGAGATATCTTTATTGTTAATATCGTTTCTATAGTTTGGGTGAACGCTATCTTCACCCCCCTCATGCAAGCAGGCTGCACCCCCCTCATGCACCAGCTCTTGCACCCCTGCACCATTTGCACCCCCCTCCAAACTTGGTAAACGGTAACGGTTGGCAAGGTTGGTATTTCCATCGCGGACATAGCTTTTAACCACAAAACCAAGTTCCTCAAGAAGCTTGATTTTGTTTTGCGCTGTTCTATGGCTGCAATCTGCAACATCAGCCAGCCATTGCACAGACGGCCAAGCATAGCCGACATCAGGGTTGAAACGGTCGCAGATAGCAATCAAAACAAGCTTTGCGATAGGATCGTCCAGCTTCTGTTCAAACGCCCACGTTACTGCCTTTATGCTCATCTAAATCTCCCAATCTACGCAATGCGTCTTTCGGCACAAAATAGGCGTCTCCATGACCGCCATGATCTTTGAGCCATTTAGGCTGCTTTCCATCGGCAGCTAAAATCCAGCCATGCACCTGATAATTTGGCGCATTGCCGGTTACTAAAATAAAAACCCGATCATCAGCATCATCTTTGCGGATAATTAGGTCATAATGATGGTTAGAACGCGTCCTGACTTCCCAACCAGTCGAGTCCAGATCGCCACCCTTTTTAAATGTATTGATCGAGCCGCCCCAATATTTGCCAAGCAGTTTGGCAACGGCAACTTCACCGCAAGCGCCTTCCACATGGTTCTGCCAGTTGGCGTTCTCATTCTTGTTTTTATAACCGCGTTTCAGCGCCGCAATATTGCGCAGCAAGCCGGTTGTGCCAGCCTGCGCCAGTTCATAGCTGTTAAGGGTCACGGCAATCATGTTGCCACCCTATATTCATCAAGGCCGCCAAGTTCTTTTTGAAAGTTTGGCTTGTTTTTACAACGCGCGCAGATGCGGTTGCCCTTATGAGTGCTTTCGAAATTTCTGGTGCAACGCAGGCATTTTCGCATGGCAAGCTCTTCATTTAAGATGCGTATTTCAACGCGCTTGCCAGAAAAATAATGACAGCATTTTTGGACTTCATCAAAGCGGCGGTCTGGAATCCGTTGCTGGTAATCAAACCAGAACCGGACATGCTTTTCAGTAATGCCGCACCATTTTGCAATGCGGCGGATGCCCAACGCATAATTTCCGCAGCCTGTCGTCCTAAACAGCAAAACCATATCTTCTTCCAAATGCTTGCGGGCGGGATTTTTTGGCGGCTGGCTCATTTATGCGCTCCATTTAAAAGATCGCAAAAATCTTCGTAATCAAGCACGGCAAGAGGCTTTTGACGGTCTGCGCCAATAACCAAAATGTCGGCGCCGACAATGTTGTCATAGATAAACTTGAAGCCGGTTGCGCGTTTTTTGGCCTCGACTTCCCACGTTGTCCGGCCTTGCTTTATAATGATGTCATTTTTAAAGCCAGCGGCGGCGCCAGAAAGCGGAACCCGATAAGCCTCAAGGCCATGCGCTTTTGCGGTGTTTACAAGTTCGCGCTCAAAGCGCCCGCCTTTATCGCGGCTGGCCTTACCCATCAGCGTCAACATCGTGCATGGTCATCCAGTCTTGGACTGATACCGCGCCCTTAGTCATTTTGTGGATTTGCATCATGCGCATACCGCTAGGAACGGTGCTTTTATATAGATATTTGTGAACAGTTGCCTGACAAACGCCAAGACGCGCCGCAAATTCTTTTTGCGACATGGCGTTTTCTACCAGATATTGATTAAGTTTCATTATGAGAGGCCACCTGTTGTTATGTTTACCAAGAGGCATAATATGCGCATGAACGGTAAAGTCAACTCGCTAGAGGCATATTTTTAATTTACGCGCTTAATAGTTGCATAAAAGTAAACATATGCTAAAGTCCGCAATCCTATTGAAAGCTTAAAGGAAATGATTATGGAGGGAATATTCACAAAAAATGCTTATTGCAAATTTGATACTGACTGCACGGATTGCGCGCCGCCAAGAGCCTTGTTTGGATTGATCGGAAGCATAGTGAGACGCTTACATGGCGAGAGGCAGGAAAATGGAATACCAAAACAATTTGAAAAGCTTGAGGCTTATGGCTGGCAAGAGGCAAGCCGATATCGCTTCAAGCCTTAATATCGGGCAAGCAGAATATTCAAGAATAGAAAGCGGCAAGCGTAAAATCACGCCGCATCAACCAGCCCTCGCCAAAGCGTTTGGCGTTGAGCAAAATGAGATCACAGAAGAATATGTCGCGGATGTTATTAACAGCATCGCACCGGCTGAAACCTTGCCGGTTTATGGATTTCCATCACCAGACGGCGATGGCTTAAACTTTAGCAAACAAATGATGAGCAAAGTGGACTGTCCGCCAGATTTGGCGGCTGTCGATGACGCATATGCTTGTTTCTGTTTCGGCGATGCACTTAGCCCAAAAATATCAAATGGTGATCTGGCTTTCGTAAACCCTAACATCGAACCAAAGATCGGTTCGCTTGTTATTGTGCGGGAAAATGGAAAGGGCTTTATGGGCATCCTAACATCGCTTGATAAAGACGGCTGCGCTATTGAAACCATAGACCCACAAGAGGAACTAGAGTTCAGCCGCGACATTGAAAGCGTAGATCAGATCGTTATGGTTAAGTATGATCTATAACGCATATTATGCGCATAATTGTTGACATAAGGTATTCGCAATAGTAAAAAGGTGGGATGGATGAGCAAAAACAACCCACAGATTGCGACTTAACACCCGCATTTTTTGCCAAATACCAAATGGACACGAAGTCGCTTGGTGAGCGCTTTGGCACTGTTGGCGGCAGCGATATTAATACGCTGGCCTCCGGCAATGCTGAACGCATCCACCAGCTTTATCTGCGCAAGCGCGGCGAAATAGAAGCCGATGATCTGTCGATGGTCTGGCCTGTTTTGATGGGTCATATCACAGAAGAACTAAACATCGAATGGTGTCAGCAAAAGCACGGCTTTGAGATCGTAAACCGTCAGGCCGTGCTAACCAGCAAAAAACACAAAATAATGCGATGCACATTAGACGGCTCTGTTCCGAAATATAGGGGCAAGCAGGCGGTCATTGATGCAAAATTCACTATGGGCAGGCCTTTAGCTGGCGAAGAATGGCGCGATGTTATCCCGCGCCTTTGCAAACAGTATAGTCCTCAACTCCATTGGAACGCCTATTTGCTGGAAGAAAACACCGGCAAAAAATGCCCTTTCGGCCTGCTTTCGATCATAAAGGCAGGCAGCGAGCCAACCCTTCACGAAATAAAAATAGACCCGCTTTATCAGGCTGAATTGATCGGCCTTGCCACCTATTTTATGGGTTGCGTTGAAATGGGTGTGCCGCCAACAGAAATGCCGATAAGCGAAGCGCCAGTGCCACCAGACGAAACCGTGCCGGTTTCTATGGAAGGCGATCCGCATTGGAAACAATGGGCTGAACTTTGGACGCAAACAGTCGGCGCCGTTGCGACATGCAAAAAAGCTGAAACAGAAATCAAAAAAATGGTTCCCCGCCATGCGTCTGAAGCTTTCGGCGCAGGCATCAAAGTGCGGGTTGCAAAAAATAAATCAAAACGCATCGAGGTATTGAAATGAAGGAAATAGCAACGGCGCTGAATAAATTTCAGTCGCAAATGGGCGGGCTTGAGAAAAACGCAAAAGGTAATCGCGGCGCATACGCTGATATCGGCGAGGTTATTAACACAGCTAAAGAAGCCACAAAGTTTGGTCTTTCATGGTGGCAAGGCGTAACGAAGGCGGATGGCAGCCAAGTCTTGCGCACAATTATATTCCATACCAGCGGCGAACAGATGCCGCCGTCTGACTGGCCTCTAGCCGTTGATGATTGGACTAATGCGCAGAAGGTTGGCTCTGCCTCAACCTATGCGCGCCGGTATGGCCTTAATGCCGCTTTGGGCTTGGCCGTTGGCGTCACCGATGATGATGGTCTAGTTAATGGCGATATAGAAGACCCACCAAAAACAAAGCCAGCGCGAAGCGATGATGGAAATGCTCTCCAGCCATCAGACGCACCGGCTGGTCAGGCTGCTTCGCCAAGCGTATCTCCCTCCGCTAACGAAGCAGCCGCAACCATTAAGCCAACGCTAAAAAAGCTTTCAGACGCCGGCACGGTTAAAACACCCGCCGAAGAATATCTTGAAAAACTGCAAGCAAAAATCAAAGCCGCTGGCAGTTATGACGAAGCGGTTCAGATCACAACAACAGCCGTCAACTCAGCTAAAACGCTCGATGGCGTTGAACAGATGTTCCGGTTCTTACAACCTTCAAGCGAACAAATCATAAAGATTTTCGCAACGAAGAAACTCGAATTAGTGCAAAAAACTGCGAAGGAGCAAAGCGCATGACTGAAGAAAGACCACAAATAAAATATGGGGTTGATGACTTAACAATCAGCCTCAACGATGACGCCGCCAATAAAAAAGAAGATTGGCATAGCGATTGGCGTGGCAAGCTGGTTGTCGATGGAAAGACTTACTATGTCGATCTCCGCGATAAATCGGATAGCTGGAAAGCTGGCAAGCTTAAACTAGCCCCGCCAAAAGCAGACGCACCGGCACAAGCCGCAGCGCCAGCCGCATCGGCGCCGGTTGAAGATGAAATCCCTTTCTAGCGTGTCAGAACGGCCAGAACACCCTTTGCTGATAATACCAAACCGCGAAGGGTGTTTGCTGGTTATCGGCACAAACCAAGCGCAAAAGCAGATGGAACCTCGTCAATTGTATCAGATGGGTCTTGAGTTTTTGCGGCGCGCAGATGAGGCGATGCGTGAAAAAGAAAAGGGCTAGCCGCCACATTAGCCGCGAGGCTAAGTGCGTTCAATGCAGCCGCATGGTGCAGCTCGATGACAATGGCTGGCTAGTAAATGGAGCAAAAGAGTTTTTATGCGGCCATATATGCTTTGACAAGCGCCGCAAGCCTATAAGTTGGGAGGACTTGTAATGCAGAATTTTAAAATTGACGGCAAAGTTTCACGCGAAGCTAGGCCGGAAGAAATTAAGGTTGAAAGATTTGTTGCCACCAGAAAAGTGATTGGCAAAGCCAAGCCGGAAAGAGTAACAATTCAAGAGCCTGATCTTGTCATAGAACACGGCATAGAATTGCCACCGGTTGTTGGTTATTGGAGAACGCAAGCAGCGCGGATGAAAGCCGGCGACAGTGTGTTTTTTAAGGACGAAGAAAAAGCGATGTCTTTGCGTTATGCGCTAATTCATATCGGCGCCAAAGTTGCGAAGCGCTATATGCGGCGGGATAAAGGATGGCGGGTTTGGCGTTTGGAACAAAAATAGCCTGCCGATATGTCGGCCATGATGAACTTTATGACTACCAAGAAAAAGGCTGGCAAATCGCCAGCCTTATGCTTCACAGTCACCATTCGCGGCGCTGTTTGATTATGTCGAAACAGCTTGGACAATCTTCTCAATATCAGCCGGATGATGAGCCAGCGAAAGATCGGTGACGGTATAATGCACCATCGCTGTTTGGCTTTTCTTGCTATGACCCATGCGATATTTGCGGATGTTTTCCGGTTCGCCTGCAAGCAATTGCTGCGTGTGATAAAATTTGCGGAATCCGCCGATGCCTTTAAAATCGACTTGAGCGTGGCGGCATACTGTTGCCAACAGCCCCGACCAATGCTTTTGATCGCCCATCACGCCGGTCGCGCTAGGAAAAACAAAATAGTCGCTGTCTGCTTGCAGTTTCCATTCGCGCAAGATGCGCATGGTTGTGCTATCTAACGGCAACTCGCGAACCCGATACGGCGTTTTTGTTTCGTCAACTAATGCGCCCCGATAGCCGGTGCGTTTGACGTAAATTTTGCCTGCCTTTAGATCAACGCAATCCCATAGCAAGCCTTGCAACTCATTTGCCGCCAAGCCGGTGAAAGCTGCAACATGGATCAGCGCTTTTGTGTAATGGCGTGTCGTTGCGGCAAGGATGCTTTTAACCTCATCAGCATGATAACCATCACGCCCGCCGTCATTGCCCTTTATGGCCTGCCTATCGCCTTTGGTGCATGGGTTGGTCTGCAAGATGCCGCTGTTGACCGCGTGTTTGCAAATCATGCTCAAAGTGTGGACGATCTCTCTTTGCGTCTTTGGCGCAATCTCGCGAACCCGCATGTCTTGGATGAACAAATTAACGTCAGCAACAGACAGACGCGCCATCTGCTTGCCGCCTATGTGCGGCACAATATGAAGCCTGACATGGCGCTCATCGTTGCCATAGGTTTGCTGGCGCAAGCCGTTGCGCTTGCCAATAAGTTTTTGGCGCTCGCGTAAAGCCTGCGCAGCAACCGCCTCAAGGCTGATTTTTGATGCGCCAGCCCTGCCGCTAACCAGCATATCGCGTATCTGATCGCGTTTCTTTTTCCATGCTTGCGGGCAATTTTTAGTGATGGCTTTTTTAGACCGGCCTTGAAGGTCGCGATAGTAGATGACGCCAACGGTTTTGCCATGCTTAGTGGTAGTCAGCATTTCGCCGTCTGAAATTGTAATATCCATAATGCCCTCCTAATCAGCTTGATAAATGTAGTTGGTGCCAGCAATCTCCGTTTCGCTGTAACTATGCTTCAACTCATATGCGATTTGTTTGTAGTCAATGAAGCCAACAAGCGGCTCTGGAATTTCGCCATAATGTCCATCGTCAACAAACTGTTCAGCCAACTCATCAAACGTCATGTCCTCATAAATGATTATATTGTCATAATCGCTGGCGCTGGCATCGTTGCCAAACCAGCTTGACGCGATGCCTTCCTTGTGCGCCAAAGTTGCGCGCAGCAACTCATAATCAGACCATGTGTCAACCGCGTTAAAAAATTCATGCAAGTTGGCCTGATCGACACCTACCGCAATCCCAAAAGCGATGTCGATACTGCGGCCGTCTATCATTTGGATTTCGTATTCCTCGACAAGCCCGCCGAAGCTGTCGCGATTGGCAGAATATTTCAAACCATAATCTGCCATGTCGCTAAAGTAGAAGCCTTCTGCATCAAGGCTGTATGGCTGCGCATATAAAACAAGCTTTTCCATTATGCTGCCGCCCGAATAAGCGTCTCAACGGCATCTACGCCAGCTTGCCAATCGTGACCGTGACCGCCCATATAAACCAAACCAAGATTGCGGCCACCATCAATTTTGACATTATAAAAATATTGCAACACACCAGCGGTGATAATGAAGTTTTTGCCATTGTGCGATACTGTTGTGCCGCTAACAATAATGGGCGTATTTGGATTTTCAAAAGTAAACATATCAATCTCCCTTTCGGGCGGGGCATTATGCCGCCGCCCCGCGATGTGCGTTTAATTTATCTTCTAGCGTTAGAGTGAGCTTCTTTTGGCGCTCAACAGTTTTGAAGAAATCCCAAACCCTCATCCACTTGTTTGAAGCGTTTTTGTCAAACGTATAAAACATATCGAGCAAATCACTATATTGGCCGTATCTAACGCCGCCGCGCTTGCCAATTATCACAAACAAACCCGCGCAAGTTGAACTGCCGTTCCAATTAACGTCAATTGACGCCGTGCCATAATCTGAATATTCGATCTCGACTGTTGCGCCTATATCGCCGGCGCGTTGAATAATCCGGTTAATCATTCTGTTTTGATAAGTCATTTTGCCCTCCAGCAAGTTCGTTTCGATATGATGAAGATATGCGCATATTTACTATTATGCAACCATAAAAGCGCATTAAATGCGCATAAACCGAAGAAAACCTGACGGGATGGCGCTATGGATGGCGCTATGGGATAGGCCTAAAACGCAAAAAAGCCCCGCAAACCCGAAGGCTTGCGAGGCTAGAAACTGTTGATTTTGTTGAATATTTGGTTGCGGGGGCAGGATTTGAACCTGCGACCTTCAGGTTATGAGCCTGACAAAAGTGGCGGCTTTCTGCGCTGTTTATCCGTTGGCGCTATGATGGCGCTATGGCCGATTTACTTTCAAAGATGGCGCTATGATGGAGCTATCGGAACCCTATGCTGGACGCTAAAAACGCCGCTGGCTTGTTTTGGGCATGGATGTGCCAGAATTTACTTAGAGGCGCTGTGTCCGCAATTTTCGGCGGACAAAAGCTATTTCATATTTTCTCTAGCAACGCCACGCGATTTTTCCCAAGAGCGCATCCCTGACAGCCCTAAAAGCGAAAGCGTTAAGCTCATCAGTTCTTCGGTCTGCAATTTTGGCAAGACAATTTCGGGCGCCCAAATCGCGACAGCCCATTCAGCAATCGGCATAATAAAAAATTGTGAGGCCAAACCTAAAGCGCAAATCCACATGATCGCCGGCCTTGCGCCGCTGACAAAAATTGATGGGTGTTTCGCTTGCTCAAGATTGGTCGCCGCTTGAGCCGCTTGCAGCGAAATAAGTTGGGTTTCTAATTCTGCTGCCAGCTTCATCTTCGTATCGGCATCCGGCACAAACTTGTCAAGGATTGGGCTGGCTAAACTTAAAATCTGTGCGATCATTTTTTTGCCTCGCTATTTAAAAAGACGGCAAGCGATCCAGTCATGGCTCCGGTGACAACAGAAATCAGACTGGCCTGTTGGGTCGATAAATCCGGCATTGCAAGCGCCCATTCGATGCAACGAACATAAACAACCGTCATCGTGAAAATCATCAATCGAGGGATAATCTTGTATTCCAGCAAAACTTTGCTCAATGCCATTCCCCACTTTCCATCATTTGCGAAAGTTCAACAGCCCTGCCCTTAACCTGATCCGCCCATCGGCTTCGCAACATTTCGGCAGCCGCTAGTCGATAATCGCCAACCAGCAACGCAGCTTGGAAATTCTGGAACTTATCGAAATTTGGTTTTCCCAAATTAAACAGCATAGAAATGATGACGGCCTTTCTGGCCTCATCAAGTTTTGGATAAAACGCATATGTGACCGCTTCATCTTCGCAACGCTTTATATCATTCGCCAGAAGATAGCTGATCTCATCGTCTGATAACCCGCCGCCAAGTTTTTCATCAATCAGCCTGCCGCATCCTATAGTCAAATATCCACGACTGTCTTCATAAGCATGGCTGACCACGCCTTCATGCAGTTTTACCAGATCAAGCAGCTTGCTCATCGTCATCGTCATCTTCCTTTTGCATCATCTTGCTGGCAACCACGCCAAGCTTGTAAAGAGCATCGGTCATCGGGCTATCTGAAGCCTTCATGCCTCTACCAGTTAAAAACACCTCAACCGCATCGCCTGATTTTGGGTGGTATGAAACAGTGACGGTCATACCTTCGCCCACATCTTGAGAAACGCATGGCCGGCGGTTAGGAAGTTCGATCATTTAAAATCTCCAAAGTTTTATGAAGTGATGAGGACTCAAGTTCATGGTCGTCAAAAATGTCGCCAGACCTTGAAAGGGTGATGGTGGTGATTTCTTCTATGGGGATGAAAATGCACTTGCGATGAGGGATCGAAACGCAGGCAGCAAAGTCGTAATCATCAATCGTTGGCGGGCGTTTGGCGCCGCCGATACCAAAATGCCATTGCAGCTTTCCGGCCGCGTACCGCTTGCCGTCAGGCGTGTGAAACGATGACGCTTTAACTTGAACGCGATAAATTTTTGATGCCCTAGTTACAATCATGTCGAAACCGGCGGCTGGTGATATTGCGGTTTTCCAGCCGTGCATTTCGCAGACGGCCGCAGCGATATATTCGCCGATACGACCAGTAACAATTGCGCTCATTTATTTCGGCAAAAACCCGACAGTCAAAGCAAGCTTGGTCGCAAGCGCACCAACTATGCCGGCGATACCAGCCAGCATCATAACAGTTTTCCAGCCACCTTTTGCCTGCAAAGCAAGTTCATGGATTTCGCGCAAGCAAGCCCGCGTCTCAGCCATTTCGCGCTCTAAAGTTCGCAGTCGGCTAGACATTTCGCCAAGTTCACGTTCAACGCTCATTTTTTATGCTTTCGCTAAAATTGAAAATAAAAAGACAAACAGGCCTAATCCGATGACGGCAACAACGGCGATGAGTAAGATCGCCTTGATAGTCTCCTCGATTTCGTGCTGTTTTCTAAGCGCTTCACGCGCCGCTTTCTGGCGAGCTTCTTTTTGCTCGCGCAGTGCTTGATTATGGTGGTCAATGATTTCCTGCCATGTTGACTTTTGATCGGCGGTTTTCGGCCAGCGCATGTTTATCATTGAGGCAATTTGCTGCATTTCTTGATTCAACCGTTTGGCTTCAAGAACCGCATCAATGGAACCCTTAAACTGGATATCGCCGGTTCCCGCTTTTTTGTTGCGCTCCTCGTTTAGCTTTTTCTGAGCCATAAACAAGGTGCCTATCTGATCGCCGATTTCAGCAACAGACTGCACATCGTTGATGCGTGATTTTATAAAGGCTATCGCATTGGACGCAGCCGTAACCGCAGCGATGGCTGTCGTAATAGGCTCCATCAATTCACCTTTATTTTTGGGAGACAGGCAGTTGTCACAGGCTTTGAACCGTCAGCCGTTTGGACGTACTGACCCCGCAGCCGTTGTGCAAAATAAAGGCAACGATCTATGTCTGCGAAAACCTGTGTTTGATTATAGATATTTGCCCCGATGTAAACAAACAGGACAAATTCTATCATTTTTTGTGAAGCTGGAAGACCACCAAAAGCAGAAGCGCCGTTTGGATCAGATCAACAAAAGGATAAGCGATCATTATTCTGGCGCGCCTTCTTCTTCGACAACAGGATCAGGCTTTTTGACAGCCGATCTTTGTGTCCCAACGCTCAAAAAAGCTGGTGGTGTCAAATCTTTTGGCGCGTATTGCAACGCCAAATCGTCAACGTCAGCGGCGTCCATTTCAGCCGTCACCGGCAAAACAGCCCAAGAGCCATCTTCGTATTCAACTTGAACGCCATCTGTTGAAACTTTAGTCACTGTATAAATTGGATCAGTCATTTTTTATCCTCTAAGCCGTGCCGCCTGCGACAGTGCCGTTATTTGTAAATGTTACGAAAGAAAGACCGCGAATATATTTGCCACCAGCGCCACCGGTTCCGCCAGATGCGCCATTTGATGAGTTTCCATTTGCACCAGAGCTGCCGTTTAAGCCGGATGCCCCATAACCGCCACCGGTTCCGCCAGCTCCGCCAGCGCCAGCGTTTGTGCCGCCAGATGCGCCACTTCCACCGGCCGCCGCCGATTGGTTGTAACCAGCGCCAACCCCACCAGAGCCACCAGAGCCACCTGTTGTGCTACTGGTAGATGAGTAGGTTCTAGAAACAGCATACCAGAAATTGTTGTTATCATTAAATGTACGCCTAACTGATCCTGATCGACTGTAAGTTTTTCCACTAAAACTTGCCGATGATTGACCAGAGTTAAAAACTTGTCCTTGATATGAGCCGCCCCAATACACGTAGATGAAACTACTTGTTTTTTCCCAATAAGTAGAATACGCGCTGTAAGTTGGTCCTTCATTAACAGTTGAAGAAACAGTTCCGTTACCGCCTGTTCCACCTGTGCCACCGCCACCGCCGCCAGCATAGACAAAGCCATTGTTCACAAACGTGCAAGCAACAAACGCTTCAAACGCATCACCGCCATCAGCACCAGCCGCGCCACCCGCGCCAATCAACGTGCCATTATTTGTGATTGTAATTGAGCCAATGCCGCCTGTGTTAATTTCTAAAGCCTCATCGCTGGTGCTTGTTGCGCCTAGCGTGACGCCTGAGTTAATGACGATTTCTTTTGGATAATCAACGCCGTAATCACTGCCAAAAATTGTGCTTGCATTTTGGTTGGTTGCGCCGCTGGCAAATGTTTTGCGCCAGCCTTTAGCCGTGCTGCGAAAATTAGTGAAATTTATCGTGCCAGATGCGGGAACAGAAGCGGCTAGATTTGTTGCCGTATTGTTTGCCGCGTTGCCTTTGACTAGCGTTCCACCACGATAGAGATCGCTAAAACTAATCGCGCCCGCGCCCGAAAACTCCGTGCGCAAGTCGCTGAAGCTGACAGCCCCACTTGCCGCGATCGCCATTAGACAGAGCCGAAAGCTGTAATATCGCCAGCCGCAACGATTGCGCCTGCGCTTGTTACCTTTAAGACGCCGGTGCCGCCATATTTTAGCAGAAGGTTATTTGACCCATCTTGCTCAATAGTCCATCCTGCGCCAATTGCAAGCTTGGTGATGCTGTCTGTGCCTTGCTCAAAGTCTTTAATATGGCTCATCAACGTGCGGAAAGCATTGTTCACATCGCTTGGCAGGATTGAGTTTTCTGCAAGATTGACCCCGCCGACATCCGTATTATTGGCAGCCGTTGAATCGTACTGACCGAAATTGTCTTTACTCATTTTATATTCCTTTTTTTAGGGTTATCTGTCGCCGGTCAACAGACCGCCAGTTGTGCCAATAAAGCCGCTTGATGCGCCGGTTCTGCGCCCGCTGCGCGCGATACGCTTCATTTCTTCTGCTTGGCGTCTTGCCAGCCTTTCAAGAAACGCTCTTTGTTGTTGCGGGTTAGTCGAAAACAGATCGCGTGATAATGCGCTGCCGATTTGTTCTGGCATACCGCCGCGTGTTGTTGCTCGCTCAAATAAGCTGCGGGCGGTTGGTAATGGGTTGCCCATCAAAAGCTGACCGACAGCGCTTGCGTCTTGGCCTAAGTTTGCGACATCTTCGCCCAATGGCGCAGTTCGGCTTCCAGCGGTTGGCGCAGTTCTAGCCCGCGTCAAAACCTGATTCTGACGCTGCGTCATGCGCTTTTCAAAAGCCTCAAACGAAGCATCATCATCAAAGACTGCGCGCAATTGCTTGCGCTTGGCCTTGCTGCCAAAAATGCGTTTTCCCGCATCTGCCATGTCAGCCGTCTTGTCAACGCTGTTGCGGATAGCTTGCGCGACACCAACTTTAAAAGCCTCTTTTTCACTTGCTGATAGCTTGCTCACATCTGAGGCAAGATCATCAGCGCCAGATTTAATGAAAGCCTCTCCATCATCAAGCGCATCTTTCAAGCGGGCATCGCCGGCAAATTTGTTGCGGGCTATTTTGTATGCGCTAACCTCATTGCCAGCATCGTCCAAAACTTTTGGTGATGCGTTGTCGATTATATCAATAAAGCTTGCCCGCGCATTTTTAAGGCCACGTTCCATGCCCCGCCCGATGCTAGTTTTTGAGGCGCCGCGCTTGCCAAGCCCCATAACCTCATCAAGACCCATTTTGATATAATGCAATTCTTGGACTGACAGGTTGTCGATAGCGCCGCCATCAATTAAACGCTTTGCGCTTGGAAGTTCGATGCCGTCAAACTTTGCCAGATTTGCAGCTTTTTCGACAGCTTCATCAAAAGCAGGCAATGAAAGGATGCGCTTTATTTCCGGCGTCACCGGCACCGTTGCAGGCCTGCCGTCAATGTTGAAAGCTTTATCATAATCATTGCTTGCATTTGCTGCTTGCCTGTCGGCAATAACATCAAGCGCTTCTTTCTTGGAAGTGTTACCGCCAAGCACGAAACCAATATCATCAGCAATATCATCGCCAAGCCCCGCCATGCGGTCATCTAGCGCCTTTTGCGCTATATCAGCGCCTTCGCCAGAAACAGTCGCAGAACCGCGCGCAAGACGCCGTGTCGCCTCGCCGGCAACATCAGGAATCATCATGTTTGGAACAACGGCTTCATCTAGGCTTTGCTGCACGGCTGAAGGGGTCATGCCAGCGTTTTCAAGCGCCTGCACGGCCTTCAAGTCTGCCCCGCGCTGGATTGCATCATCAGACTTTAGACCAAGCGAATAAGCGGCTCTGTTGAGGCCTTTACCGGCAGCATTTACAACAGCCGGCGCGGCTGATCCTAATACGCCGCCAAGCGTTGTGCCGACCAGCCCGCCAGCCAATCTTTCGCCGGCGCTTTCGCCAACGCCAGCGCCAGCAATGCCGCCTTCGGCAGCGCCAACAAGCCCGCCAAAACCAGTTGTGCCAACTTTGTTGATGATCTTGCGGCCAACGGCTGAACCAGCCGCCCTTGCGCCGCCAATGCCGCCGGTCAGCAAACCACCGCCGATTTCAGCCGCTAGGGCTGTCTTAGGGTTTGCATCGCGAAAATCTGATATGTTTTCACGAATGTCATCGCGGGTTTTATCATAATCGCCAGCAAAGCCAAAACCTGTGCGCAAGCCCGCTTCGATCTCATCGCCAAAGCCAAGCAATAAGCCTTGACCGGCAAGCCGCGCCAAGTTTGCGCCATAACCATCTTCGCCATCGCTTTTTTCTTCATCTTTAGGCTTTGCTTGTTTGCGTTTGCGTTGTGCGCCGCTTTTGGCGATCTGGTTCACATATTGCTGCTTTTCGGCTTGTGTCATGTCCAAAAAAGTGTCTGGAACGGTAACTACGCCTAGACCATCGACTTTGATTTTCGCCATTATTCGACCACCTCAAACTTGACATCGTTATAGGTGCTGAAATCGAAAACATCGACACCCTCGTTTTTGCGCCTGCGATTGATTGCGCGCCTGCGGTTCTTAATCGCACGTTCATTGATGCGCTGGATTTCTTGCAGGCGCGCTATAACAATTTTTTCATCGGTCTTGTTCGCAACGATTTCCAAAAGAGCGCGCTCCGCGTCACCTTCGGTTTGCGTTCCTTTATTAAGACGCAAAGTGTCGTTTCTTAATTTGTTGAGAAAAGCATCAAAGTTCGCGCGATTTTGCACAGCTTCATCAGCAAGACCTACTGATGTCCTAAACTTGTCCATCGGCATATCAAATAAATTAAGCGACATTTCTCCATTCTTTATTAAGTCGATATAGGTTCCCACATCATCATTGATGCCATCAGATAAATCTAAAGCCGTAAAATCTTCATCTTCAGCTTTAAACGCTGCGGTTGACATTCTGACAGGCTTCTTTTCTGTCGTTGTTAAAGCCTTCATCTCTTTTTGGTATTTGATAATTTCTTCGTTTGGAACGATCTTTTGTTCGCCAGTTTTCGGATCAGTAACAACGGTGAACGCGCCATTCTGGATTTGCTCGCGCGTTGGCGTTTTCATCTTTCTATCCATCAGATCGGCCTGCGCTATTTTATAACGCCGGTTAATCTCAGCATCTTCGGCATCAGCAATGCCTTTCTTTGCTGCGCCATATGCGCCCATTCCAGCGCGCAAGCCTTTGCCAAGTGCGCTGCCAAGAGACGGCGCAACACCGCCAACGACAGGCGCTCCAGCCTCTAGCAATGCGGCAGATGCGGCAAGGATACCTTGCGATCTCGGATCATCGAAGCCATCGCCTAACAAACCGCCAAAAAACCCGCCCGATGGTGCGGCTTGCTCTGGTGATGCTGGTATATCTGACGGCTGGTTTGGCCGCATCATTTGCGCCGTTCCAGCCGCAGGCGGAAGCGGTGTGAATGGCTTCATTGGTTTGCTAATAGGGAGCGCACCGGTATATTGCGAAGGCTTGCTGGTGGGTAGTGGGATTGGGCTGTTAGACTGCGCCATGCGGACAGGGCTGCGCATTGGCAGGCTCATTGGCCGGTTCATGGTTCGGCCTGTTAAAGCGGCCATCATTTCATTGCTAAGTTGCGGGCGGTTAGCCATAGACGCCGAAGGCACTGTTGGGCGGGCTAAAACAGGGTTTCGGGATATGGGCGGTAACGCCTGATCCAAATAGCTGTTTTGCGGAGTGCTAAACAAAAAGTCGTATTTTCCCATCATAACCCCCTAAAACAAGCCAAGAAGGCCGCCGCCAATGGCGCCCATCAT